CCACCTGTAAGTCGCTGAAGGAGCCTCTTTTTACCTTGATGCCCACGGTGGGGACGTCCAGATAGGCGGAGTAATCCTTGCCTATGATGTCCCGCATCATGGCGTAGGCATTGAGCGCCCGGATCAGGAGGGCATCGTTGTTGATGCTGGACTGGGAGCGGCCCTCGTCCTCCCCCTCGTCCAGAATGGCCTGCCAGTCATCCAGGGTTATGGAACGCATCTTCTCGGTCTCATAGCGGGATAGCCGCTTATTCCAGGCTGCCTTGTGGGAGGTGACAGACGCGAGCCCCAGGCGGGGATACTCCCGCGCCGACCAGGCGGCATATACCTGGCCCACCGTCCAGGACAGCATATCTGCACGGGGAGCCTGCCCGGCAGTGGCCTTGCGGTTATACGCCTCCAGCGCCTCCTGGGCTTCCTGGAGCTTGGCGTGGTAGCTCAGCGCCACCTGGCGCACGTAGCCGTCTTTATCCCTGGCGGAGATCTTCACGATATAGGGCCGCCGGCGGTTGCCTGAGAGCTTTACAATGGAGCCGGTGCCGTTTGCACGTCGCATGAGTAGGCCCCCTTATTTTTTGGCATGGCTGACAATCATCTCGGGCGGATTTAGGCCCCAGGAGACTTGCAGGGCGCTGTCCTGCCACAAAATGAGCTCCCGGCTGTAGACGCCGCACTCCACCCGAACGAGGCAAGAAGGGGCCTCCAGAGACGCAGAGACGCTGCCGCCGGGGCCTATACTGCCCAGGAGCTGCCCGTCCACATAGACGGAGACGCCGGTGCTGGCGAGTTCATTGTTGACCTGCATTACAGTGATTTTCATGGCGTTCACTCCCTGAAAATGATACAAATGTTCGATTTTGGCGTTTGAAGAGACCGGGGCCGTAGCCCCGGCTCATTTTTTGCAACGGTCATGTGGTGTCCAAGTTGGACACATTTTTGTTATCGGTTTACTTCTGGGTTATCTGTCCGGCCGAGCAGATAATCCACGGAACAGTCCAGGTAATCGGCGATTTTTGCAAGATTTTTTGAAAGCATATCATTTCCTTTTGACATCTGTGAGATAGTGTTAATCCCTAACTTGCAGTCAGACAGCATTTGTTTTAGACGGATGCCTTTTGATTTCGCATGTGTTTTTATTCGGTTTGCAATATCTTGTGATTCATACACAAAGCATCAGCTCCTTGGCTGTACAAGATGCCAAAAATCAATAAACTACGTGAATATAAGTTGACAATCACGGAATACAGTGATAATTTAACTACAGGTAACGACAGACAATGACAGCACAAGACACGTTACTCAAACAAGTGAATACCAGACGTGATACCCGTTTGGCGGAGAAGCAGGCATCCTGCGTGCCAAGCCATACGCAAAAACCGCCGAGGCCGACCCGGGGTACAGGGGTGGGATTCATGACAACTGGAAACGTTCGCTGTTCGATTCTAGGCGTTTTAAGAGACCGGGGCCGTAGCCCCGGCTCTTTGCTAGGTCTTAATTATCTTCAATTAACTCATGAACTGTACCGCCACCAGCCTCCAATTCTGCAATGGCTGCACGCAGGTGGGCCTGGTTGTCGTGGGAGGAGAAGGGGGCGGATGGAGGTGCATCCATTTTATCGGTGAGTGTCTCAACGGCATCCACATGCTCTATCATGGTGTGCTTCGGCCTCTGCTTCATGGGGTCAAGGATAAAGTCAAGGCCATGTTTCCGTGCCATTTTAATTACAGGAAGAAAATCACTGTCTCCGGCGATCAAAATGATCTGGTCAGCATACCGTCCCTGAGCGAGGGAAGCAACGTCAAGTCCCACCCGCATGTCAACGCCCTTTTGCTTCACGTCAATACGGAAATCATCTGGCATCAGGTCATCGACAGTCTTTGCGCGGGAGAGCAAATCGGCCAGCACGCTGTCCTTCAGAATGTAGGAAGCCGTGCTCTCAGCCAGTTCACCCATGCGCAACGCCATACGGTGCTTTTCAGACAAAAATTTGTAAAAATTATTTGACCATCTTGTTCCTGGCATAGTTGCGTAGTCGACTTCTGCACCGGTGAGCGGGTGGCGGAGCGTTCTGGTCATGGGGGGACAATCGTAGTAGAAAATGCGATACAGCTCCCTTGGCTCCTCCGGCTCTGTGATATGTAGCATACAATACTTGTAAAGCTCGTTTGCACGGTCGTTTGCAGATTTTTTCCCCCATAGGTCGGCGGATCGTACGCGATAATAGCCGCCATCAACCAGAATGGCGGTTCTTTTTGGCAGCATTGATAACAAAGCAACCCCTCCAAAAAAAAACCCTTGAGGTCAGCACATCCCGAAAAGTGGGAGGCCTTGCCCAAGGGTTGAATAAATGGTGCGACGAGTAACTCTCGTTGCCCTTATATAATATGCCCTCGGATCGAATTTGTCAACCACAAAGTTAACCACAGGTAAATCCTAAATGTGTCCAAGTTGGACACATTCATAAGTATTGATCTACCGCAAGGTTACCATGCTTATACCAGCAGATGGCCTTGCGGACAAGATCCTCAGTAACACCGAAACGCTCGGCTAGATCCCAGACCTCTGTGCAGCCTTCGTGCGCGGCGGCCTCCAGAGCGTCCAGGGGAAGGAACTGCTCGATTTCCCACTTGTCGGCCCGGTTCTCATGCTTTTTCTTTACATCGCAGGCCGCCCAGCGGTTATAGAAGCTGTAGGTCATACAATGACCGACCTCGTGGCCCAGGGTGGTGAACTCGTCTGCTACAGTCTCGAATTTCCACGGGTCCAGCGCGATCGCGCGCCGGTCAAGCGATGGAATGAAAATCGAGAAGGACTTGGCGAAGGGCATAGTGTACCAATCTACATCAATCCCCTGATCCACGGCATAATCATAGAGCTCATAAAGATTCATTCCTGATCTTTCTTTTTCCTCCACTGTTCGGCCTTGAACCTGGCGTATTCGTACACGTCATCCCACAGGGCGTCTCTCTCCTCGGGGCTCATATCCATGTCCCCACCCATGAATGCCGCCATGATGGTGTCACGGTCCAGCTCGTCCCCATTCTTCGGAGTGGGGGCGGGCTTTTTTTCGTCGCCACTGAGTAGATAGTCGACAGTAGTGTTCAAAACCTCTGCAATTTGCGGAAGGTATTTCCGGTAGGACTTAAGACCAGACGTGCGCCATTTGCTTACGATTTTGTCCGTAGAACCAATCAATTCAGCAAATTTTTTTTGTTCCATGCCAGACTTATCTAGTAATTGAAATATCCTTTCCGCAGTATCCATCGGGATCACCACCTGAATAAAATAGATAAAATTGAGATTTGGAAATTGTTAACCTTGCCGATAATAGATAAAATTGCGAAAACAATGTTGACAATCGAAAAAATTGAGATTATGATTTAACCACAGGTAAACCAGAGGGCGCGGCAACGCCCGGGGCAATTCGGAAAGGGGGGATAACCAATGAAATGCTACAAGTGCTGGATGCTGGATGTCAAAGACAGAGAGATCAAGCAGCTTAAGGAGCAGCAGGAGGCAATCCTGGACATGATGCAGTTGGCCTTTTGCGCCGTCTCACTGTGGGCACAGGCAACCGGACTAGAGAAGTCAGACAGCCCGGAGGAAGATGTCCGTGAAGAACTTGCCGATCGGAAGGAGAAGATCAGAACTCTTTTTGAGAACCTCGTAGAAGCGGGCCAGTATTCCTTTGTCGACCGGCTGGCCAGAGCGCTGAATCTCCCTCAAAACAGCGAGCAGCTCCTGGAGTAAGGCTTGATCCTCGGCGGGTTTTTCGCGGATCAGGGCTTCAAGCTCGGCGAGGGCGGCGGTGCTAGAAAAAGCGATTTCATTCCCCGATACATTACCGCCGATCACGGCATTCGTGATCGTGGCGCCGCTAAAATCAAAGCTACTGGACTGCTGAGTGGGCCGCTTGAAGTTGTTTTCTACATACTCCTCACCCTTTTCGGTGAGGGACAGATTATAGCACATGGCGAGGCTTAAGGGCTCAAAGATATATCCATGCTGCGTCAGGTAATCGACATCCGCGCGAAGCGTAGAAAGCTCGGGGATAAATCCTCCAGTCTGCTCATCCTTAAAGGCAATCTGGAGAGGCGTACCGTCCTGTTGGTCACATTCATAGATGCGCTTTAGTAGTTCATCTCTTGACGGCTTCAAGGTTTCACCCTCTTAGGCGTGGAATGCAGGCACAGTGCGCCGATAAGGGAAAACGCAAGCCAACTTCCACAAGATTTTACCGTAGGTTAAGCCTATCATACCACATCAAACAGTCTCGAACAACACCAAATTTAGAGGGGGTGAAGTGGTGAGAATCTGCGAGCTGATGGAGCAGAGGGGCATCCAGCGCATCCAATTGGCCGACGCTATGGGAGTGTCGCCCTCCTGCATTACCAAATGGGTGCAGGGGACGGCGCTGCCAAGCGCCGACAAGCTGCCCCGGCTGGCCGCCGTCCTGCAATGCAGCATCGACGCCCTCTACGGCTCCGAGCCGCCTGGGGGCGGAACCGGGGCCGCAAGCTGAGAAAGGAGTTACTTATGTTTTGCACACCGGAGCAGCGGCAGATTGGCCGCTGGATTGAGAACCATTATGACATTGACAAGGTGCAGTGCGCCGAGATAGTCACCAAGAACGCGGTGCGCCTGACCCTCTGGGGCCATGAGCCCACCATCCTGATCCTCCGCCAGAATGGGCGGGTGGACCAGATTCCCGAGGCGGCGCTTTTCGAGGAGGCCGTCTGACCTCATGCTTATATTGTACCCCCAGGGAGGAGTGATTACCATGCCGGAGGAATACCGGAATATCTACAAAATCTGTCGAAAGTCTGCCGGTTTTACCCAGGAAGCGGCAGCGGAGCGGCTGGGTATCAGCGTGGAGAGCCTGCGGGCCTATGAGACCGGCCAGCGGGTACCGCCTGACGAGGTAGTGGAGACAATGTCGGACCTGTACAATGCCTTACATCTGATTGTGCGGCATGTGCGCGAACGAAATGCCATGTACAGCCGGGTAGTACCGGAGGTGCCTCAGTGCTCCGTGCTGGAGGCGTCGGCTAAACTGACCAACCGGATCTATGCCTTCGCTGACAGCCACGCCGACCGGCGTCTCATGCAGATGGCAGAGGACAATGTGATTGACGCGGCGGAGCGCCCCGAGTTTGATGCCATCATGGAGGATTTACAGGGCATCGTGGAGGCCGCCATGGCCGTGCGCTACGCCAAACAGGGACATCTTGAGGAGGGAGTAAAGTGAAAAAGGCAACCAAACGGCCGCTCACGGACGAGGAGATCATGGCGTATGACAACGTGCCGATTGATGTGGCGGCCCGATACATAGGCTGGTCGTCCCCCACCATCTACCGAGCCCTGCGGGAAGAGCGGGCCCCCTTCGGTTTTGCCGTTTGCAGTGAGGAGACAGGGTCATGGACATACAACATCAGTCCCGGCCTACTGGTGAAATACAAGAGGGGAGACCTGCCCACCTACCGTCTCCGGGAGCTGGAGGAGGTCATGGTGCGCCACGTCCAGGAGGCGCTGGAGCTGCGGCTGGCCGGCGTGTCGGCGCTCATGGGAAAGGT